CGCAATTCGTCCGTTGGAAGGAAAGCCATCTTCACCAAGAGAGAAGCCTTCGCCTTGCTTGTCGACTTCGTGACGGTCGAAGTAGGCTTTCATCCGCTTTGCGGTGTCCGGAGAAATCTTGACACCGTTCGACAAGTCTCGTGCTCTTGCTATCCCGACTCCGGTTCCACCGCGACCGAATTCACGTCGCCACGCTAGACCTTTTTCGGCCTCATCACGAACACCTTGAGGTGGCGTGAAGTCGATCGATTCGTACTTGGCTGCTAGCTCCGGTTCGTTTGCGTAAAGTGCTTTTTGCTGCTCGGTTGCTGCTGCCTTCGTTGCATGGCATCCCATTACGGTGCCATCCTCTTTGAGGACGGCCCAAGGCTTACTAGCAGAGCACTCGCTTGACTTTGAAACTGAATAAGGCATTAGGCTTGCTCCTCGGGTTGAGGTGCTTTTTGTGCATCGGGTACTGCTGGATTGAATGCGTTAGTCCCTGCTGGCCCCATGATTTCCTCGGCTTGCGATGGGTCAAGCTGGAAGAAGTAAACCAATTGAGCAATACCTGATTCTCTCGGGAGCATTCCGTTAGCTACCTTTTCAACAATCATCGAAGCGGCAGTTACCTGAGCACCATTGAGTGCTGTATCTGCAATTTCAGATGTCTGCGTCTCTGGTGCGGAAACTTCAGAAGGCGACTGAACTTCCGTCGTTGGCTGAGAGTCTGCCTTTTCCGCTTGCTGCTGCAAGGCTTGCGGGTCTTGCATCGTCATCTGGATGCCGGTTGGCATCGGCAGCGAAATCAGTTCACGCCAGTGAATTGGAGCATCGTTAAATTGTGCGTTGATTCTTCTTGCTGCTTGCTTGGCCTTGGTTATCGCGTATTCCATATCGGCAATGGTTTCATCTGCGATAACTTCCCAATCTCGGCCTCTCTCTGCGTGTAACCGTCTTGGGGAAATCAAACCGTTTTGCAGTCGAATCTGGTCGCCTTGAGCGTCTCCAACCGGGTCGATGTACTGCCAGACCGGCGCAGACCAATGATGACCAAAGATGCTAACATCTGAACGCTGCGAAACGGCCCGAAGTGCTGCATCCGATTCAATCCACTGCCGAACCTTCCACCGCCACACAGGCTCATGGAATCGTTTGATTAAGTTGCGTTGATTGCTCTTAAAGCCTTTGCGTGCCTCGTCGACTGCACCACGCCAACCTGAAAAGTTGGTTTCGCTGCCGTCCATGAGAACCAAACAAAGCGGCAAACCTAAATTGGTGCCAATGGTCTGCAAGATTGTCTTTAATTGGAATTCGTATCCACCGCCCGGAATATCTGGCGAGAACCCTTGAAGCTCTTCACCGGGTTGCCCGATAACTTCCATACCTGGTGCAATGTTTTCGATGTACCGAGTCTCTCCGGTGCCGCTTATCTCGGTCGTTCCTTCTCCGTAACCTGGTGTTAGGTGCGGAACTTCTGGGAGATATTGACGCTTGCGAAATATCGCGAAGCACGAAGCAACTTGACGTTGAACGAGCATCGCAAAGTCGATATCGTCGCGCATTCCGGCAACTGCGAAGATTGGAGCGAACGCCGTAACTCCTCGAGTCTGCGACATTCTCTTCGGATTGTAGACGTGGAAGATTTGCCGATTGCCGTCTTCATCGCGGACGAGTAGTTCGATCTCTTGCTTCTTGGCACGGTTCGGATTGATTGGATCGGCTACCAGCCAATAACTGGTTCTGCGTCGCAGCTCGTCCATCGTCACGCCAAAGATGGTGTTATCTCGAGTCGTGAAAGTTCGAACTTGGTGAGCTTCCCAAGCTTGAAGCATTCCTTCTTCAGTTCCGGCGTGAACGATATCACCATCGACAAGCATCGAACGACAATTGAAACGCTCGAAGTCGTGAAAAGTGAACTCCGCCTGTGCATCGCAAAGGTCGGAACTCTCAGCCCATTCTTTCCACCGAGACCATAGCTCATTGTCTACGGCAGCATCGCCTGTTTGCGGTTCGACGGTAAAACCTTCTTGCACGATGTTATCGACGGCACGTGTTACGGTTTGCCCGACGATGGAATCGTTTCTGTCCATGTCGCGGGCTTTTTCGATATCATCGTAATAGTGCTGCTCGACTCGATAGTGATAGTCAGCCGTACTTCCTTGCGGTGCTAGGCCCGTTCGACGACGAACGAATCGAGATTCCCGAGACATATCGTAATCGGCTCGGATTTCGTCAAAAGTCTCGACGATAGGATTCTTGGCACGACGCTTCTTCATTTGCGGAACCCTTGCTTGGCAGACAGGAACCGCACCGATGCGTTAGTTGAGTTGGTCACACTAGCAGCAGCGTCGACAAGTTGCTGTGCCTTGTTCATTAGAGCACGCACCGTCTCCGGTGCTATGCTCATCGATGTGCCTTGGTCGCCTTGTGATGCAGGCGAAAGAATCAAGAACTGGATTGCTGCGGTAAGAAACGCGCGAGCCTTCGTAACGTCGGACGTCGCCGCGAAATCGGCATTATCCGTTAGTGTATCGATTACTGTGTCGATGGTTGTCGGCATATTGCCTTTCGACTTGCTCGGCTATCCAGCGGTATACGTCGGCAGGCTTCTTGACGTAACGACCGCTTTTGAGTTTCGTATTACTGGCACGCAGTGCAGTCAGGATCGCCTTGAAGGCCAATGCTTCTTTATGGTTGAGACTGGTGTCAATGCGACGTGTCGCATAGCCTTCGGCGTGTGCTGCTGCTGGTATCGTAAGCGTTAGCGTTAAAGTCTCGTTGAGTTTCGCTAGTTCACTTTCGGAAACTTCCGAAACTACGTTTTGGACGCTAGATGCCCCGAGTGTTGGTAAATCGTCAATCAATTGCTTTTCTGTTCTGACCTTGCCCACTTCTCTATCTCCTCTTTGCAACAAAACTTCGACCCCACGGGTCACGGAACCCACTTGATTTTACTGGCTGGATGACTTGCTTTTTAGGCTTTATCACTGCTTGTTGCTGCTCGATTACCTTGATCCCCACGCAACCGGCAGCGGCACAAGCCAAAGCAGTAGCATCTAGCCAGTGGTTGTTCTTGCTCTTGAGAACCATCTTTTCTTTGGTCGCGTTCACTCCGACTGGGATTAACTGCAATTCTTCCGCGACGATATGATGTGCGAACGATAGGTGCCTTTTTTGATCTCCGGCAGGATTGTAAAGTGCCAAACTTCCGGCGTTTCTGCTGCCGCTTTCGGAGTGTGACCGAATAAGGAATCTTTGGTGCACCCACGTTTTCCAATACTCCGTGTTGACGTTGTAGAGCCATACTTGGTCAGAGGTTTGCTTACTGGCATAGCAGTGGTCTAGCGGAACCTTGTCGCCAGTCCTAGCTTGTGGCATCCGAAATCTAGCCGAGTCCCAACCTTTACTCGGGAAGAAAGGTCGACCGGCATTTCGGCAGAAAGCGTAAATGGCATCCGAGAAAGCACCCGAGTCGACAAGCACCATTATCGGGTTGTGCTCTCGTGCTATTTCAGACCACGACTCAAGAGCAGACAAAAGTGCCGATTCAATCGCTTTAGTCTCGCTTTGAAACGACAGCCCGTAGGTCTCCATCACACCATAATCGATAACTGTTCCGATTGCCGGATTTTCCCAAGCAATCTTAACCCAATGCGATGCGTGCTTACCGATGTCGAGACCCACCGTAACGCACTCGGTTTCCTTGGGAAGGATGTCTTGCATCTCGCTTGCAATTCGAGACTGAACGATACCGGCAGTGAGTCCGTTGCCTTCTATCGATTCTTCCTCTTCCGGGTCGTTCTGGTATTCCGTTAAGAACGCCGCCATCGATGTATCCGCGATCTTATTCCACGCGGCCTGGAGTGCCGATAGCACCAATTGCCGTCCATTCTTTTCGATACCCTCGAAATCATCAACTAACATCACAGCTCCAGCATCCATCGCTTCGCGGTTAGCTAAATAGTAATCGACCGCTTCGACTGCATCCTTATCTCCTGCCGCTTGTGCCTGTCCACGCTTGGCAATGTAGGTTTGCCATGCTTCCATATTGTCAGGCCACTTTTCGACGAGTGCAAAACGCCTGCCGTTGAACGCTGGCTTGATAGTCGGGTCGGTGACTCGGAAGCTATAGCAGTATCGATTCTGAACCGTTGTCAAAAGTGCTATGGCTATGTTGCTGCCGAGTGCTGACAAACCAGCTACGTCCTGATCGACCATCGTTTCCCGCTTGTGAATCTGGTCGAGGCTTGCGGCTGATTCTCTCGTTTCCGGGTCATCGATAAGCACGAAGTCGGGTCGGTCGCCGTCGATGTTCACACCACGGAAAGCAGAGTCGAGACCGTAATAGCTCATCTTAACGCCGCCATACGGTGAGCCTGGCACGTAGGGTAAAGAAAGGTAATCGTTTGCTGTCCAGACAATCCGAGTCAATTGACCATCGACGTGCTGCTTACCTGCCCGCTGCGGTGCTCCGTCAAGTTCTCTGACTGGATGACACACTTCAGGAAAGTCAGCAAACAACAGTTCCGATGTCGAAAGCTTCGTTCGAAAGTCTTTGTATATCCGTCCTGCTAGTTCGGACGTTGCCGCGATCACCAAAGGAAAGCGAACCAGTTCGGCTAGGATTAGATAGACCAGCATACCCTTGACCAGTTCGGTCTTACCAACTCCGCGCGGTGCTGCAATTGCCTGCCGTCCGCCTGTTTTGGCACGTTCAAAGATGGTGTCGATCATCACTTCGTGGAGCCTAGAAAACTTTCGCGTGTACCTTTCTGGAAAGTAGGTTAGCAGGAACTTTCTCGGGTCAGCTAAAGCTTGTTCTCGACGTTTCGGATTCTTGACCGGAGGTATTTCGATTCGTGCTGCTTCACTTCGTAGAGACCGTTTCTTTTCAAGGTCTCGGTCGCGTTCAGTCGTTTTGGTTGTGCTCGGAAGCATCATCGCGGATAAGATTGCTGTTTGATCCTGCTTCGATAGCCCGTTGAGCAATGTCGTTAAGTCCGATTGATTTAGCAACTTCAGCGATCCGATGAAGGCTTGCCAAGTCGATTCGGTCATGATGGTGCTCATTCTTCTGCTGGATCTCTTCCGCTTTTAGATTTAATGCATCCGCTGAAATAATTGTCCTAATTGCTTGGGTTCGTTCTCGTGGTGAATTATTTGCGTCTGCTGCAATCTGCTTGAGCACTTGCATCATTAGATCGCGATCTTGATCTTCGAATAACCATCGTTCGCGAAGTGCTCGTGCTATCATGCGAGTATCTCGAATGCCCATTCTCTTGTCTCGACTTTGTAGATTACCCCCAAGCCCCCTAGTGACTTCCTAGCCTTCCCCTACGCTATCCCGTCACACCCCATGCATTAGGGACGGACTGTTTTTTCAAATTCTTGGACTGATCTTCGACCGCACTTCCCAGTACCCCCCCAATAGGGACCCTAACCCCGGTGGGGGGTACGCCCCCCCTGCAATGGGTACGACTTTTGGCTATACTATCACCCCTACTTATCATCTCTACCCACCTATTATTAGCATCAGTTATCGAACGCTGCAACACTCACCACGAAGTTGCCGTGAGCTAGCACTCCCTCATTGCTCGTCTTTCGAAGTGCCCAAAGGTGCTGGCCTAGTGTGCCCACTGCCGTTGCATCAGGACTGAACGTCAGTTGGTTGTTCGATGTTCCGCCTATCGTCAAGCTTGCCGCTGGTATGACTTGCAAATCGGTTCCGTCCCTACGCTCTATCACGACTTCAAGCGTTCCTTGTGCCGTAAGGTCAACAGCCGCACCAGCCGAGTCGAACACTGCGACAGTTAAAGCAGACCTGTCACCGATGAAGGTAGTAATCGTCGTGCCTGATACGCGAGCCGTTGCTGTTGCGGATAGTGGCATAATGGTGACATTCGTTCCACCCGCTGCGTCGCTTATCTTCTCCAGCGTATCCGTGCCACTCGACCAGCCCGCTCCCTTAATCTCCGTGAATGCACTTGTAACACCGCTGCTTGTTGCCAGCCCTGCCTGCATTTCCGCAATCGTCCAAGTCAAATTCGGTATCATCACATACGCTGAGGTCGTATCTGGCACGATTGCCCATTCACCGTTTGCCGACCTCGTGCGAATCGTCGCAACTTTGGTCGAGCCAACGTAATCCTCAACCAGTGCGATTTGGTCTTGCCCTGTACCGCTACGAATAAAGACTAGCTGCCCGTTGTACGCATCGTCGCTAGTCGAGGCACTTGTGTTAA